TTAGATGATAGTTCGTCATCTATTGTTAAATTTGCATAAATTTGACTAGGAGTACCAGTTGTAAAAAAATCCCATCCATAAGGGAAAGGGAAAAATGATGGAGGAGTATCCCTATTATAATATCCTTTAAAATTACCATTGTGAACGTAGTTATCTGCATATCTAAAATCGCCTTTTACAATTATTTTAGGATAACCTTTTCTAACTATTTTATTTTGAGCATTATTTACAAAATGAACATTACCTTCTTGGTATGGCTCAATAGTTATATTTTTATCTATTGTACCACTACCTGCATTACTTACAGTTGGATAAATAACATAATTAGTAAAATATCTTGTAGATAAAGCCATTTGATTAATAGCTAATATTTGCCATTTACCATCGCTTTGAAATAATCTGCATCCAAAAGATTTAACAATATTATCTAAAACCTCATAATAATTTAATCCTACAAAATCCCTTCTATATTGGTAAGTTTGTGAAAATGGTTCATCTCCAGAAGCATCTCCTCTATCAAACATACCTTCTGCATAATAAGAACAAGAAGTAAGTAATTCAATAGGGTCTGGATAATTAATAATATTTAAAGTTTCTGCAATTACATCAATAAGCCTATTAGTTTCATTTATACTTAAACCTTCTTCATAAATAAAATCCGTATATTCTAAAAATGATAATCCATCTATTGCAACTAAATCAACTTGAACATTACCTGTTGTAAAAGGTATTTGAACATAATCGTTAAATAAAAATCCACACCATAAAAAAGTGTCTCCATTATATAACTTGACAAAATATTTACGAATGTCAAAACTCAATATACTAGGAAAATCTTCCCCATCTTCTTCTGTTGTTAAAAAAGATATATTTAATTGTGATGAAATAATACCAGCTAAAGGTTCATCATCACTAGCATTAGAATCTAAACTAATATTAATCGCTTCATAAGTTTTTACTGAAAGAGTATAATCCTTTTCGTAAATTCTTGCTTGCAAGTTAGTTCCATCTCTTAACACTTGTGTTATTGTATATCTTAGTCCGTATGCCATTATATTAAACTTATATTTTGACCTTTAAGGAAAGATGATTTTTGTGTTCTATTTATAGCTACTAAAAGGTCTTGTCCTCTTAGAACCGCAACGCTACTTCCACCCATATTTCTACCTCCTCCACTCATTGCACCAGCATTAAATGAAGTTTGCATAAATGTATTTAATCTACTTAAAGGTAAAACTGCTTCTGGTCCAGCTTCACCAATCATTGCAATAGATGCTCCATTAGTAATACCACCAGCCGCTAATTTCCTACCACCAAACGCACTTTGTAAAGCACCACTTGCAGCAAATATTGCTTTAAGTTCTGGGAAAGCAGTAAGAATAGCTTCAAATATTGTTGCTTGTATAACCGCAGCCGCTATTGATTTAGCTATATTTAAGAACATATCTGCAATAGCTTCTAAAGGATTAGTACCTGCTTCAAAAGCAGCAAATACATCCATAATACCAGATGTTAAATTACTAGCTAACATATTAGCAAAATTACTATATGCATCAGCTAATTCTTTTACTTTCTTTTCTTCTGCATCATATCCTTTAATTCTAGATTTAGCATCATTCATCAAGAAAGCGCCTAATCCTTTTTCATTAGAGTTATCGGTTAATTCCTTAGTTTTTTTCTCAAAATATGATCTTCTTTTATCTTCTTGTTTATCTGCTTCTGGATTAAATACAGTTAAAATAGGTTTAAGATCAAGTTTTGCAAATTGATCTCTTAAAGCTTTCATTTTAGCTAATTCTAAATTAAGCTGCTTATTCATTTCCCTAGCATAATTAACTACTGGGTCTTTATCTATGTCTTTACCAAAATCTTTAGATTTAGTAGCTAATTTATCTTGTTCGTCTGCTAATTGTTGGAATTGGTCAAAAATTCCTTTAAATAATGATTCTTGTTCTTTTGCTTTTTTTGCAATAGCAGTGCTTCCTAATACATCCGTAGCGGTAATAGCAGGCGCTACTGTAAATTTAGATAACATAAGCGCACCTAATCCCTCACCAACAAACATAGAAGTTTTATTGACAGTTGAAGGCATATTTTGAGCCTCTAATTGTTTAAAAGCTTCCTCAGCAGCTTTTTTTAAGGCAATTTGTCCTGCGGCTCTATATAAAGCAGCTTGAACGTAATTATCTTTATTCTCTATAAATAATCTTTCTGCTTCTGCTATATCTTTAGTTGTACCATAAACTTTACCTAAAGAATTATTATAATCGTCTAATACTGATTTTTTTGATTTAGTGCCATTGTGAAATTGGTCAAAAGAACTATTTAAGTTCTCCATCTCAACGTATGCAGTTGTAAATGCATCTTTAGCACCACTAAATGCTTTACCAAATTCTACTAAAGCCTTTGTTCCACCAGTAGCACTTTTAACAAATTCTGCTATATCATCTCCAAAAGAAACAATTAAAGAAGATACTACTGCAATACCTAAACCAATACCTGCTGGACCTGTTAAGGCAGCTCCCATTGCTTTAAGTGCGTTACCTGTGCCTCCAGATTCTTTTTGTAAACGTTGGAAAGATTCAAATAATGGGTTTAAGTTATTGGCAATACCCATAAAGCCATAAGATGCATCTTGTGCTACTCTAGATACGTTTCCTAAAGCATTAACTGCTTTATCGGAAGCGCCTGCACTTTTTCCCATCTCTTGACGCATCCCAGCTATCTTTTGTTGAGTATTTTCTATACTCCTAGATAGTTCAGCAATTTTAGTTGTATCGGTAGTCTTTTTAATTTCAGACTGGAATCCTCTTAATTCATTTTCAGCCGCAATTATGGAGGCTTGGAGTTGGGATAAATCTGCTCCTATATTTATTTCTAATTGGGGATTACCGCTACTTTCTGCCATTTCCTTATTAATTTACTCCATACAGTTTAAGAGTGTTCTTTAACTGTTCGTCTGTTATATAAATTTTTTCTTCATCATCTTCGCTTTCGTCTAGTTCAGGAATGGACCAAAATGATTTTAACGGCTTAGGATGTTGCTCCGCAGAATTACTTAAATACATCACATAGGCTAACTGTCTAGTTCTCGACCACTCATTTAACTCGTTTCTTTCCTTTCCCATTACAATAATAGAAAAGTCTTTCCACGTCATATGCCAAAATTCATTTGGTCTTATACCACATTCAGCAGCTTTAACCAATGTATCATCCCAAGTAAGATTATTTACTCTTTTTTTTTTCTACTTCTACAACTTTTTTAGATACAACGGCAGTAGTTCTTGAAATTATATACTTAGTATATTCCATTACTTGTCCGTTAATATCTAACATACCACCCATTTCATCTAGCCATTCAAAAACATCGAATTCGGTATATTCAACTTCTGTTTTATTAATCAAAGAAGCGTGTTTATAACCTATATAAATAAAACTAACAATATTGCCTATATCTATTTTAGAATTACTAAGTATTTGAAAGAAATCTTGTATTGTTAAATTCTTCTCTTTAGTGAATTCGTGCATAGACCAAGTTCCCCAGTTAAGGGGAATAGTCTTATCTTTTATTTGTAGTTGAAACATAGTTTTTTATTTTTTTTATACTGGTACTTCAGTTTGAGTTATAGGTGGTACACTTACTACAAAAGTTGCAGTAAATTTAACATCATCCTTATCAGCAGCGTTAACATTAAAGTTGCTAATAAACACTAAACTTGTAGCAGTACCTCCGTAGTAAACATCACCTGCCACTGGAGTTGCTCTACCCATTTTAATTGCAAATAAAGATTTAGCAGCGTGAGCATCATACAATTGTTGGTAGCTATCTTTAGATGGAGTTCCTGTTTCATCAATCGCAAAACCTTCACACTCAAAAGATTGATTGAATGAAGGACTTGGAGTATATTGATCTCCACATTTAGAAGTTGCATCAATTGTTCCTAAAGTTGATGTCAAAGAGTTTGTAGTCAAACAAGCAACAGGCTTGAATGTTCCATCATTGTTAATGTCAGCTAAGAGGATATAATCTCTACCGCTTACTTTTGTTTCTGCCATTTTATTTAATTTTAATTTTGAGTTATGATTATGTTATAAG